CCGAGAAGGAGTGGTTTTGGGCCGATCTTGGATCACCAGGCGTCTGTAATGGATCACCTGGGTTACCCACGGCGGAGTGCCGTGGGGGCTCTAGTGCTCAGCCACCGACCTGGCAGGGCTTCGATGATTCATGCAATCATGTACACCAACATTGTAAACCACCAAAGACAAGAGGAGTATCCGACTCCCGGTCCTGTCGGTTTGACATCTCAGCAATTACGGGAACTGCCGTCATTTAATCGCCGTCGTGCGGCATTATTGGCGTCAGGGGTGAGAGACCTTCCGGTTGTTGGAGTGCCTGTGTCATTAACCAGCAGTCATATTGCACAAGGAACCAACGTTAACACTACTATGAGCACCAAAAGCGCTATTAAACGCGTGAGGATTCAAATGCTCAAGAGTGACGCGCATTTACCTAAGTGCAAGATTGGCCATTGCAATGCAAAGGCTCATTACTCTACAGGGGGTGATGATGTCACTGTGTGTGCAACTCATCGAAAGGCACATCACGTGCGTGTGTATGCTCTTACGCACAGCCGTCATACTTGCCACTGTGGCACTAGGGCGACGTATGGAGTGGGAAGTCAGGCTCCAAAATTTTGTTACTGGCACAAGACCCCTGAATCTACAACACGGTTTAACTTCCAACGTTTTTCGATGCACCATCGAGGACAATTTGTTGGTAGTTACGTGGTCCCAAAGGATTCAGACCAATCAGAGATTGAGTTGCTGAAGGCTGGAATTGAACCGAATCCAGGACCACCTAAGGCACGCGATGGTTGGAAGCCTAAACCCGTTGGCGACAAGCCTAAGGCCTATAAAAAGGCTGAAGGTCCAGTTGTCAAGCAACCCGGGAAGGCTAAGGTCAATAAAAACGTCAATCGTGAAATCAAACTTGTCGAGGAAGCCGTTATGGACAACAGAGCGAAAGAGCAGGCAGATCCCGTCAAGGACTTACAGTTGGAGGCGAAACGACTGAAGGATATGAATGACGCGTTGGTTGCGAAACAGGAGGAGGAGATACGTTCCCACTTTATCGACGCATTAGCACAGACTATGAACTATAAATGTGATATCAAGACACTGAGTTCAGAACAGGCTTTTCTAATTGCGGAAGCGGAAAACAAGGCCGCCACTTTCGTCGCAGACACACTTCTAATTAAAGCGAAGACAGACTCAAATGCTGCAAGTCTGGTTAATCTCTTGGGTAGATCGAAATTAGATGTGGAACGAACCTTGATTGCTCCGAGGGCCGAAATTGAACAGAATAAGGTGGCCATAGAGCATTTCAAGGTGCAGCAACAAAAGGATCGAGTAAACAAGGAGGAGGACATCAAGAAAGATGAAGTTGAGGCGCTCCACTCGGTATCCTTGGAAGCAGCAGAATCCAAGAAGGCTGCTGTCCAAATTGAAGCGTTTAAAGCACGCCGGCAGTTGAAGGAAACCGCACTGCAGGAAGCGCCCTATGATGGGTACAATTTCTTCTTGTCTGAAGGGTTCAGATTCAAATATAAAGAACATGAGTTCCATTACGATTTGCGACCTAGCATTGCTTTGATGCTGAGTCTGCTGGTCTTCACCTTCGCTTGGGTCATCGGCGTTTGGGGTATCGTTTTGTTGCTTTTGTCCATGGTCGTGGTTGATCTTGCCGTGATCGTGTTTTTCCAAATCTATGATCCTTCGCTGCGCTATTCGTCCGGTAGTAAGTACACATACACATCTCGAAACGGCTATATTACTGTGCCTGGTAAACCGTTGTTGACTGAGTTGGATGTGCGTATGGAAAACGACCGACGTGACTTGGTTAAATACGAAGGACTTGTCCGTTACTTCGATGTCAAGCACAGCTATGTTGCTCCTGTTAAGTTACTGACCTATGAGATTCCGTGGCTGAAACGTCACTATGAGATAAACACGGTTATTGCTGTTTCAATGGGATTGTTGCAGCAAGTGATCACCAAACGTGTTTCTTATTGTGACGAAGAGAGCTGGGTCCGTTCCAAAATTGAATATAATATGAGCAACATGACAAACGTCAACGTGGATAAGGAGTTGATGTATTTGCCCCACCCGGACTCTGCGAGACCGCATGGCTTTGCAGTCTTTCAGCAGACCGTTGATGTTGCTTGGGGGTGGTTTATGTCCCAAAAACAGATGAACCAACACGTCCCTCGACCCCGGGCTGTAGTGTCTCAGCCCAAGTAAAATTAAAAGACACCGAGGTGCTGGCGATTGATGGTTACACAATTGCACAGGTTGCGCACATCTTGCCTGATCCTGGCAAACCTCGAGATGACGCTCATATCATCGAAGGCAGCTTAAAACGTCAGCCCAAGCTGTCAGACGGAGCCGTGGCCGTCGCAAATGGAGCCACCATGGTGGGTGCTTGTCTACCCCATCCGCATATGAAGGATGTTAAAGGCTTGATGGTATCCAACATAAAGAGGATTATGGGAGAACACCCGAAGCCCGACATGTCCTTGATCGATGAACTGAGATCACATGTTAGGGAGGAAATGCGCAAATACAAGCCACTCGGACGGGATAAGGATTTCGACGTAGAGGCTTGGTTGGAGCAGACCAATTACACGATGGATCAGAAACGTGAGATTCGTGCGGACTATGCCGAATGTCTTGGTCGCGTCGTTGAAGCTAGGGGACGGATGAACAACGTCTTCCCTCAGTGTTTCCAGAAGGATGAGTACTATGATACCTTCAAATACTATCGCTCGATCTTTGCGCGTCCGAATGCGTTTAAAGCGATGGCTGGACCTCTGTTCAAACACATTGAGAAGGAAGTCTTCTCAGATCCACACTTCATAAAGAAAATTCCCCGCACACAATGGGCCAGAGAAATTCGAGATGCGGTCATAAGAACTGGAAGAATCTATGTCTCTACGGACTACTCAGCATTTGAGAGTCAGTTCAGAGACTGGGTGATGAGGGCTGTTGAATTTGAGCTGTACATGTACATGACTCAGAACACCCCAGGCTATATAGCTTTCCTTGAACTTTTGACTATAATTGCTGGTCGACAGCGTTGCCAATTCAAATGGTTCGACGTAGTTGTTATTGCTTGCCGAATGAGCGGAGAGATGTGCACTTCTTTAGGAAATGGGTTCTCAAACTTGATGTTCTTTTCCTTTGTGATGAAGAAATGTAATATCAAGGATTGGGACGGTCGCTTTGAAGGCGATGACGGAATCGCAGGACTTACTTACCCGTCCGATCCAATGGACATAATGTGGTTTAAGCGCCTGGGGCTGACAATTAAGCTCCAGGTCCATCGAAAACTGGCAACGGCATCATTCTGCGGTCAGGTGTTCGATGAATTAGAGCTCATATCCATAGCAGATCCTATTAAACTGTTGCTCAAGTTAGGATGGTCCGACGTCCGATACTTGTTTGCTAGGGATTCGAAAAAGAAGGCTCTTGCCAAAGCCAAGGCAATGAGTCTGTTGTATCAATATGCTGGCTGCCCTGTCATAACTCAGGCGTGTTTGTGGGTCTTACGAGCTACAAAGAGAATTGACGTCCGCTCCGCATGGAGAGGATTGTCAGATTACGACCGAACACTTGCCATTGAAGCCTGTGACCATTTAGGAGAAGCACTCGAGATTGCAAATCGCGAGGTGGGTCGAGCGACCAGACTTCTCTGTACTGAACTTTACCAAATAAGCGTTTTGGACCAACTGCGCTTGGAGAAAGAGTTCAGCGAAATGGTGGAGTTGCGCCCTTATGACTGCAGCAGATTCGAGCACCTTGTTCCTCAGGATGCGAAGTTGTTCTTTAAGAACTACGCGAGGGTTATCGACTCGCGGGATCGCACCTCGTCTTGGTACAAGGACCGAATGGTGACTGCTGCATAAGCGCACCTCGATTGGGTAGCTACGGAATCCCTATCGAGGTCAAGCCCTGTCCTTTAATTCTGTGGCTCGTGCACTTATAGCTGAGATGCATTGAGAGAACGACGTAAGCTAACC